GGCGCTATGGCGATGTGCTGACCTGTTTGATGTGGAGTGTGATGACCCTAACCAGCAGGTGGCGTATGAGGTGCTGCGCACTGCGTTGCGTGCGCCGTTGACTCAGATACTGGAGAACGCCGGCAAGAACCCTGATGAGATTATGCTTGATGGCTTGGTGGATGACGTCAATGGGTTTGACGTTAAGAACGAGAAGTACGGCGATATGTTTAAGATGGGCGTTATTGATCCGGTGAAGGTGACTAAGAACGCGCTGATCAATGCGAGCAGTGTCGCGACCACCATCCTAAGCACTAACGCTATTATCACACACGCAAGAGCAGACGTATGATACCAATAGGCAAGAACATATTAATTAAGAAGGTTGAGGAGAAACTCAAAACATCTTCCGGGCTCCTCCTGTCGCAGGAGGATGCTGCCGGCTTTCGATACCATAAGGCCCAGGTAGTCAAACCAGGGACTGAGGTCGAGATCATAAAGCCTGATGACTTTATCTACTACGACAAGGCAGCAGGTCATTCCTTGTTTATTAAAGATGAGGCGTATACAATTATTCAGGAGCGCGATGTCGTTGTTGTTTTATAAACTGGTTCATCTCTATAATCATATTTCGATAGACCTTATCCATGTACGAAGCGTCCGCTCTGAAGAGCGGATTCATGCTCGGAGATTCTCCGATCTCCTCGCCATTTAATTTTTTGTATAGTGTATTCACAAGTCGCTTCCCCTTATACGATAATTCGTATAGGGTTGTTTCCTTTCCCTGCCTTTTTCTCCATATGTGAATCCATCCTTCCTTGAGTAGTCTATGGAATCGTGGCTCGTCCCAGGACATGCACTGCTCGAACTCCTTGAACTTGCTCTTGTTGAATATATGCTCGCTGTAGAGGAAGAACAGCATATCAATGTCGGGTGTGCCGATATTGTACTTGGCCTTGGCCCAGTAGCGTATTACACGCCAGTATTTCATGTAGTCGTGAGTGGGCTGCGCCCTGTCGTAGTTCTTACGAATTAAATTTGCCATTAAATTAAATTGTATATTTGAATGACAAAGATATACAACTATGGCAAACGGAAACGGGAGGAAAAAGAAAAAGGACAAATACAATGATACGCCTTTTAGGAATAGCGCGATTGATAGGATTTCAAGCTATGAGGAATTGGGGGAGCAGAATAGACTGCTTCAACCAAAGCAACCAATTAGAAAAGCTGTAAAGAAAGGTGGTAGCCGTAACAGATAGTAATGGCAAAAGGTAGAACAAAGAAAAAGTCTAATAAGATTTGTCCAGAGGGTATAGCGTGGGCGAAGAGAACCTTCGACACCTACCCGTCTGCCTATGCTAATATGGCGGCATCTAAATATTGTAAAGACCCTAACTATGCTAAGGGTGCAAAAGGAAAGAAGTAATGAATGTAAAACAAATGAAAGAAGTTGTAAAGCAGCTTAAGGGCGCTTCCAGAATGCATGCTCAACAGGCTGCTAAGATTGAGAAGATGATCAAGTCAATGGCTAAAACTAAAAAGAAATGAGCAAGCTAAGTAAGAAGCAAAGAAAAATTGCCAAGCAAGCAGCTCCATTTAATAAAATTACTGGTTCTGACTTTAGAAAGCTTCGATCCAGGAAAAAGAAAAAATGAGTGAACTAAAGAAATGGAGAGAGGAGAATTGGGTACGAATAGGGACGGATGGTTCTATACTGGGCGCTTGTGGTACGAGCAAGGACAAGAAGAACCCGGACCGCTGTCTTCCGATGGCGAAGGCGAAGAGCATGACGAAGGCCCAACGTGCTGCGACTGCACGGAAGAAGAAACGTGCGAGAAAGACTGTTGTGGCGAACACTGCTGCAGGAAGAGTAACTAAACGATTTACAAAAAGATAAACTATGAGTAAGCTATTGAAAGTTTTAGATCTATTAATGAGTGATATTGCTGTGGCGTGTTATGCCGCTGTAATCGCTGTTGTTGTATTTGCCAAAGGACTGCCTGTTATTGGAGGTATTGGTCTTGGTGTATCACTGACTAAACTATGGTCAGCGATCGCTGCAAAAATAAAGTAGTATGGCGAAGAAAGCTTCAATGCCCTGCAACAAACCAAGACCCTCGGACCGTCCGGGTAAGAAAAAAATGGTTAAAGGATGCGAGGGTGGAAAGGAGAAGCTGCTTCACTTTGGCGCAAAAGGTTACGGTCATAACTACTCAGCCGCAGCTCGTAAGTCTTTCCGTGCACGGCATAAGTGTAGCACCGCCAAGAGCAAGCTAACTGCTCGTTACTGGGCGTGCAAAAATCTTTGGGCAGGCAAGGGTGGATCCACTAAGTCATCGCCAAAAAGTCGGCAAGGAAAATATTAGTATATTTACAAAAAAAATAAGATATGCCAACTGTAACATATTCATGTCCTGATTCGGGCAAAATGAAAAAGAAAACATTCCCTTACAACGCCGTAGGAAAAGCGCAGGCTGCAGAGTTTGCAAAAACTATGGGAGGCAAGAAAGTAGATAACCCAGGCTACGGGATGGAAAAGAAAATGGGATCAAGTTATTAATATTAAAACCAAAAAAATGAAACAAGGTTATAACGCACGGTTAGATGAGTCTTTAGGCATGAAGCACAAAGGTGCTAAAAAGCAGTCTATGAAAGACAGAAGAGACGAGTCAAAAGCAATGTCTAAGAAAGAGTACGGTCACGCTTATGGTGGCGATCACTCTATGGGCTATGAGAAGCACTACCCATCAAGTGTAAAAGAGCACTTGGGTAGATTAATCCGCAGCTAATGGCTAAGGGCAGAACAAAGAAGGGAGCGTTCCCTGCGATCAGCAAAAAGAACGAGGGGAAGTTTACTGCCTGGGTGGAGAAGAATATGCCCGGCACCTCCGTATGTGCGGCTGCTTCAAAGATCATGAAAGCTAAGGATGATAAGTATAGTGCCAGTGTTCGAAAGATGGCTAACTACGCTAACAACTTTGGCTGTAAAAGATAAAAATGAAAAGAACTCCAGTGAAATCAAGAGGGCTTGGCGATTCAATAGAAAAGGTTACCAAGGCTACAGGAATTAAAAAGGTCGTGGACACCGTAGCGAAAGCCACTGGCAAGGACTGCGGGTGCGGCCAAAGAAGAGACACATTAAACAGATTATTCCCATATCAACGATAATAAACTATGGCATATCAAAAACTACAGACAAGTCGAACACTACCCGTTGTACCGAGCGATGGTATACCTATTCCAGATGCTTCTTCTGAAAAATCAAAAAATCCCTTGACCGTAAATGCATCTGTTGCTGGGACATTAACTGCTACAGGGGCCTCAAACTTTGAGGATACAGGTGTTGCTGTAAATGACATTGTATATGTTATTAACGGAGGTACTGGAGCTATATCGTCTTTTAGGGTTACTGCTGTAAATTCATCGACCGATGTTTCTATTTTCCCATCTGTGGCGGGAGGGGTTTTATCGCAAGCGCGATTTTTTGCTCGTGAAACAAATGGATGTGTGCTATATGTTGGCGGTGCTGGAGACCTTTTGGTAAGGCCTGCCGCTGCAAAAGACCTACCTTCGGGCGGAGGATCTGTTGCTGTTGGTGGCCCTGCAAATGCATTTTTCAAAAACCTACCAGACGCATCGTTTCTTCCGGTTAATGTTGTCCAGGTTTATTCAGGCTCTGCATTGAGTCAACAAACAACAGCTACTGACATTATAGCCCTTTGGTAACATGTCTACTGGCATAGGCATAGGCATAGCGGGTAATGTGTTCCAAACACGAGCTGGGTTAGCATCAGGAGGAGGCGGAGCCTCTTTGTTGTTAGATCAGTATGGCGCCGATATTGCTGCAGCATACTCGGTAAGAAAACTACGTAATGCTTATTCAGGTTCAGCATTTAGAGTTAGAAGAGACTCAGACAACTCTGAACAGGACATTGGCTTTGATTCAAATGGCAATCTTGACGAGTCGGCACTTACTGCTTTTGTAGGTGCTAACAATGGTTACATAGTCAAGTGGTACGATCAAACTACTAACGGAAACAATGCAACACAGACAGCAGCATCGAGACAATTGCGTGTTGTTAGTTCTGGAACAATTGACAAGTTAGGCACTAAGGTTGCACCTGTTTCCAATGTAGTACGTGTATTCTATATTCCAGACATAACCATTGCTGTTACTCCGCCACAGACTTCTATTGCGGTTATTAAGTCAAGCCAAACGTCAGGCACAAGCCATTTTATTTCAGAGAACCTTGCGACAGGCACATACCGATTTAGTGGACACGATGACTTCTTATCGTTGCATGGTGGATCTGCTATTAGTGCGTCAGGCATATCACAAGCACACATGGTTGCTGTTGGGTTGTGTAATGGTGCAAGCTCTTATATACGAGCAAACGGCTCAGAAGTAACAACAGGAAACACAAGCGGAAACAACTACTCAATTAACCGTGTATTTGGTGATAATGCAACTAATAACTTTAAAGGTAATATGCAAGAGATACTAATATACACAGCAGACAAATCCACGGATATTGCTGCTATAGAGACAGATATTAATACATACTATTCAATTTATCCATAACCATGCATTTATACTATCCATTCCCCGATGAGACAGCTGTTATTACAGCAAGTGAAGATATTTATGATTTAAATGCTCCTCCACGAAGTGAGCGTGTAACATTGTATGCTTTTGATTGGTTCCCCAACTCAGGCAATCCAACCTATGTCCTTGCATGGGAGGATGATGAGCAAACATTTGATACAGGTGATATATTGGATGGCATAACACCTCTTACAGAGCAGGAGGCTATTGATGCGGGGTACATGTTGGATGAGGAGTTTAGTGGATTGAGAAATTTGTAAAGGTGTCAACAGGTATAGGCATAGGTATAGCGGGTAATGTATTCCAAACGCGATCTGGGTTATCATCTGGTGGTGGCTCTACACTACTGCTTGACCTTTACGGCGCAGATATTACTGCAGCATACTCGATAAGAAAACTACGCACTGCATATACGGGTCCTGCAATGAGAATCAGAAGGCTTAGTGATAACGTAGAGCAGGATATCGGATTTGATTCTAACGGTGACTTAGATACTGCAGCAATAACATTTTTTGTAGGTGCTAACTCTGCTTCAGTTGTTACTTGGTATGAACAGAGTGGTCAAGCAAGTGATTGGAATTTAACACAACCAACGACAACAAGACAGCCACGCATAACTGATGCAAGTGGTAATATATTTACAGTAAATGGTAAACCTGCTATTGATGATACAAACTCAGGTGGAGTAAGAATGCGATTTGATACATCATTTGGTCAGGCACCATCAGCAATATCTCAACCACTTCATACGTTTAGCGTAGTTCAATATCCAAATACGGCAGACAGGATTTTGTTTGATGGTCAGTCATCAGACTGTTTAATCTCTGCATACTATGGTGGTGTGTATAGAATGAGAGCAGGTACTGCAGTTACTACAGGCACAACTCAAACCAATACACAAGTTCTTGTGGATGGAAGTTTTAACGACACAAGTTCCTATCTTTTTGAAAATAATGTGAGTCAAGGGTCAAATTTAAACATTGGAACAAATGGCATAGTTAGTTTTTTTTTAATGGGTCAAAACAGGTCATTTGGTCAGACTCAAGAGTTTCTTATATACGGAGCAGATGTAACAACAAACAGGTCTAACATTGCCGACAATATTAACACATACTATTCAATTTATTAGTATTGAAAATTTGTAAAATAAATTTTATATTTTCGTAAAATGAATGAATCAATAAGAGACTCTGTACAGGTTGTCACGGCGAATGGAGGAGCACTGGGGTTGACACTGACAGATTGTAATGAGATCTTGCAGATGATTTCTCTAATATTAGCTATAGGATTTACGATATATAAATTCAAAGCATCTTCAAAGTAAAACATCATGGGCCCATTTTTATCAAAAATATTTGGAGCAAAAAATGGTAAGAAGATCGGAGACGGCATAGGAAACTTAGTTGATCGGTTCGTTCTTACCAAAGAAGAGAAGCAGGAGTTTGAGATGGATCTCAAAAAGCTTTTTATCGAAGCAGAGGCCGACATGCAGCTTAACGTTACTAAGCGATGGAAAGCTGACATGATGAGCGATTCCTGGCTGAGCAAAAATGTTAGACCATTGGTGCTTATATTTTTAGTTCTTAGTACAGTTCTATTGATATTTATTGATGCGGGCAAGTTTAACTTCCATGTGGAAGAGAAGTGGACTGACCTGTTACAGATAGTTCTTATCACGGTTATTGGCGCCTACTTCGGAGGTCGATCAATAGAAAAGGTACGCAAGTAAATGCCACGTAAAGTAGAATCGTTTTACGATCACAAAGGAAAGAAAAGGCGTCCTGGAGTTCACGCTAAATCAAAAACGAGCTCTATTAAGACAAGCAAAAATTACGTAAAGAAGTATAGAGGCCAGGGCAAGTAAAAAGCCTTGGACAACTTTTAGTATATTTGCATTATTAAAATTTAATTTAACATCATGACTAAAATCGCAGAAAACGAATTGCAGGAGCTTCAGGGTCTACACGCTGAATTTAATAAGATTAAAAGCCAGCTTGGAGACATTGCCCTACAGGAACATGCTTTGTGCCTGAAGACTGAAGCTATTAGAAAAAGCTTTCAAGACCTTGAGAAAGGCTTGATGGAAAAATATGGAGAAAACGCAGTAATAAACCTGGAGACAGGCGAAGTAAAGCAGAAAGAAGACAATGGCTAAAATAGAAAATACTACAGTATACCCTACGGTAACCCCCGCATCGGAAGACCTTCTCATTGGAACTGATGTTAGTGATAATAATAAAACGGTAACGTTTCTTGTGAGCTCTGTATCTGGAGCTGGCGGTGTTGCCCAGGGCCTTCAATCTGTATTAGATACTGGCAATAGTGCCACTCAAAACATATCTCTTACGGGTAATATAACTGTAGTAGGAACTATTACACCAACAACCTTAACCGCATCTAATGGTGTCGGTGCTGCTGGGCAGATTCTTTCATCTACCGGGTCAGGCCTGCAATGGATAGCGTCACCTTCGGTAAGCATTGGCACGCTTGAGCAGGTCCTAACTGCTGGGAATAGCACTACTCTTGACATCAATAGCACGGGTAGCATTAATATGAGTGGGGCTGCTAAAGTTCTTGCACTAAGCGGAGGGACTGACATGACGCTTGCTGCTGGATCAACGCTTACCACAGCAGATGCAATTAACTTAGGAACCACGTTAAATTTTGGAGCAACAACTACTCTTAGTGATTACTCTGGAGCAACAGGTAGCGCGGGTCAAATATTAACCATCAATGCAGCCGGTACTGGTGTTGAGTGGGGGGCGTTGCCAACAGCATCAACACCGACTATTCAGCAGGTACTTACGGCAGGCAATACAGCAACTGCGGTAGGTATTAGTTTCGTAGGGGCGAGCGCTACTACGTTTGATGCAACTGCAAACATTACATCTGCAGGTACTAACGTATGGAGTGGAAACAATACCTTCTCTGCAACAGGAACAGCAGCTGGCACCGCAGGTGTTGCTCTTACAGGTACACTATATGACGGAGCATCTGTAGGAACAGCGGGGCAGGTTTTAACAAGCACGGGATCAGGCGTTGCATGGGCATCGACCGCAGGTGTTAGCTCAGTAACTGCTCAAACACCAGCCACTTCTTCAGGAACGCCTCTTACCATCAGCCCTACATCGGGAGCTGTACAGGTAACGTCAAATGCTTATGCTGGAGGATCAAATGTTGGTCATGTACCGGCAGGAGGTACGGCAGGCACATTCCTTCAGGGAGATGGAACATGGGCCGGCAACGGAGGAGGGTTTGCTCAGACATATACTTTTTGCAATGATGGTGTTTCAATGAACCAAAACGTTTACTATAGCTTTTTGGGGATTGATGGGACTGACTTCAGCTCCAAAGCAACATCTTCCACTAATAATCTTTCGACTACATCACCAACAGCAGGCAGTTACAGCGATATAGATTATTTTGCAGGGATTATATTTGCAAATGGCCAGGCAGGTTCATGCGCATCTTCTATTGATGTGCCAACAGTATGTTCAGTAGATTTTTCCGTAATTACTGATTCTAATATTACATTCGAACTTTCACTATGGAAGGTTCAAGAAAATGTTAATGCGGCAGCTGTATTGGTAGCTCAATCAACTGTTACGCCAGCATTAAATACGCTGGCATCATCATCTGCTACTCTTACGGGAGCCAACACCACTTTAGATGCGGGGTATGGATTGTTTTTCACGGTTAGACAAACAGTTGCTCTTTCCGTAGTTTCACCTAAGTATCAAGGTCGAATCAATATTAAATTTAGTCAATCATAATGAAATGGATATTCGTAAAATATCAATCGGCGCGGACTACAAGTCCGGGGCCATGCACTACCTTGTAGGACAGGATGTCCTGGGTGGATCGCACAGTATACATCTTATTCAAGCTGATGATGAGTCCTATAAAATATGGATTCAGAAGGATGAAGAAGTCTTTATGTGGAAGGAGTTCCGCAAGACATTACCAATATCTTTAGAGTTTAATATTAATTTTTAATGAAGTCACCAACGGATTTTATTGTAAGGCCTTACAATAACCGTAGATACGACAACATTAAAAACATTGGCGGAATGGATTTCGTCACAAGCGTATCTCAGGAAGACCATAAGGCATCAAACAGATTTGCAACTGTAGTAGAGACACCTATCAATTATGATGGGCCTATTAGCATTGGGGACACCCTACTTGTGCACCATAACGTATTTAAGTTCTTCTACGACATGAAAGGAAGGGAGAAAAGTGGACGTAGCTTTTTTAAGGATGATCTTTTCTTTATAGACCACGAACAGTTTTTCTTGTACAAGAAGGACAATGAATGGAAGGCTCATGGTAAGTATTGCTTTATAAAGCCGGTTGACGCTAAGGAGTCTTTTATCTTCAAGGCTGGCGAGGAGCCATTAGTCGGAATAATTAAGTATATTAATAAGGAGCTGGAAAGCAAAGGGCTAAAAGAGGGTGATACTATTTCGTTTGAACCTGATAGTGAATATGCGTTTCAGGTTGACGGGGAAAAGCTATATCGCATGTTTACGTCAAACATTAAACTAAAGCTATAGGTGGAGAAGATAGAGGCTTGGTTAGAATGTGGGTGTAAGCTAAAAAGAATAAAGGGCAAGTACAGGTGGGATAGGTGCCCAAAGGCTATTGCCATTTATAAAGAATATGAAAAGACAAAAGATATAAAGTGGCAAGATGAATACAACAGACACTTCAGAAATTAAGAAGAGCATTATTGAAGCCGGCTACAAGGCCGTTAAGCAACTTATAAAGGTAGCTAAAGAAGATATCATCAAGTATGACAAGGATGATGAGCTGGCTGCAGATAGGTTAAAGAATGCAGCAGCTACAAAGAAGCTTGCCATCTTTGATGCGTTTGAGATCTTAACACGTATAGAAAACGAAAGTGCCATGTTGAATGGTAACACCTTGGAAAAGAAAACTAATACACCAAAAGGATTTGCAGAATCAAGATCAAAATAGCATCTACAGAGTAGTCAAGGACTACATACCAAAGAGTGTGCTGTCAAACAAAAACAAGGCGCACACATGGCAGTATGGGTACAATAAAAAACATGATGTTGTAGTAATATCTAAGAATGGCACTGTAGGTGAGGTGTACGACATCAATGGCGTCAAGATAGCATTACCTGCAAAGCCAAAGAACGTATATAAGCGCAGCGATACTAAAGCTGATCAGTATTGGGAGTCTTTTGAATATCCAAGGGAGCTAAGTCGCATATCATCTATATTTCAGTGGCATGACGCGCCAGATCAATTTAAGAACCAATGGGTTGATTATATAGAACAGGAGTTTGATCGCAGAGAGGAGGGATTCTGGTTCTACAACAACGGCGTACCAACTTACATTACCGGCACGCACTATATGTATTTACAGTGGACCAAGATAGACGTTGGGCACCCTGACTTCCGTGAGGCTAATAGAATATTCTATATATACTGGGAGGCATGCAAGGCAGATCCACGCAGCTTTGGAATGTGCTACCTTAAGATCAGGCGGTCCGGGTTTTCATTTATGAGTTCGTGTGAGGGCGTGAATCAAGCCACGATAACCAAAGATGCTCGCGTTGGTATACTGTCTAAGACGGGATCTGACGCTAAGAAGATGTTCACCGACAAGGTAGTTCCTATATCTAACAATTATCCATTCTTCTTCAAGCCTATTCAGGATGGTATGGATAAGCCGAAGACAGAATTAGCATATCGAGTTCCGGCATCCAAGATCACCAAGAAGAACATGTACGACATAGATGAAGAAAGACTGGAAGGTCTTGATACAACTATTGACTGGAAGAACACATCCGACAACAGCTATGATGGTGAAAAGCTGAAGCTGCTTTTACATGATGAGAGTGGTAAGTGGGAGAAGCCTGAGAACATCCTGAACAACTGGCGCGTAACTAAAACGTGTTTACGGCTGGGTAGTAAGATTATCGGCAAGTGTATGATGGGGTCTACTTCCAACGCTCTTGACAAGGGAGGTAGTAACTTCAAAAAGCTCTACATGGATTCCGATCCAAGAAACAGAAATGCTAACGGTCAAACCAAGAGCGGTCTGTATTCATTGTTTATACCTATGGAATGGAACTTTGAAGGGTATATTGATCGGTATGGTATGCCGGTGTTCTATACTCCTGACAACCCTGTTGTGGGTGTAGATGGTGAAGATATATACCAGGGCGCGATAAGCTACTGGGATAACGAAGTTGATTCGCTTGGTGCTGATCCGGATGCTCTTAATGAGTTTTATCGGCAGTTCCCTCGCAGTGAGTCGCATGCATTTAGAGATGAGAGTAAGCAGTCTATATTCAACCTTACAAAGATCTATCAGCAGATTGACTATAATGACTCATTGATTACAGCACATCATTTAACGAGAGGTTCTTTCTCATGGCAGAACGGAGTAAAAGATACGAAGGTTATATGGAGTCCAAATAAAAGCGGTCGATTCCTGGTAAGCTGGACACCACCTCCACATTTACAGAATAGGGTAGATATTCGAAATGGTATTAAGTATCCAGGCAATGAGCACCTGGGGTGTTTTGGGTGTGACTCCTATGATATATCAGGCGTGGTAGTCGGTAAGGGCTCGAATGGTGCACTGCATGGACTGACTAAGTTCAACATGGATGACGCACCAAGTAACGAATTTTTTCTTGAGTATATTGCACGACCCCAGACCGCAGAGATATTCTTCGAGGAGGTTCTTATGGCTTGCGTATTCTATGGCATGCCTATCCTTGCGGAGAACAACAAGCCTCGATTACTGTATCATTTAAAGAACAGAGGGTATAGAGGGTTCTCAATGAACAGGCCGGATAAGGCTTATAACAAGCTGTCTAAGACAGAGAAAGAACTTGGAGGCATACCCAACTCATCGGAGGATGTGAAGCAGTCTCACGCGGCAGCTATAGAGTCTTATATTGAAAGGCATATAGGTATTGATATGTCAGGGTCTTTCAGGGATCCAGACGATATGGGCACAATGTACTTCACTAAAACATTGGAGGACTGGGCTAAGTTTGATATTAACAATCGAACAAAGTATGATGCCGCTATTAGTTCAGGCTTAGCTATAATGGCGAATCAAAAGCACCTGTACACACCTGCTCCACAGAAATCAAAAATAAGTATTAATTTTGCAAGGTATAATAATAGTAGTTCAGTAAGCCAACTTATTAAATGAAAGGAATCCAGATCGACATTAAGTCTGCGGCCTTCCCTGATCAATTTGTCTCGGATGCAGACAAAAAGAAAAAGGAGTTCGGCTTGCAGGTAGGACAAGCTATTCAGTATGAATGGTTCAGACGGGACGGGTTGTCCTGCAGATTTTACAATCAGTTTAGGGAGTTTCACAGACTTCGGCTATATGCGCGAGGCGAGCAGTCAGTGGGCAAGTACAAGAACGAGCTTGCTATTGACGGCGACCTGAGCTATCTAAACTTGGACTGGACGCCAGTTCCTATTATACCTAAGTTCGTTGATATTGTGGTTAACGGCATGTCAGACAGGCTGTTTGATGTCAAGTGTTATGCACAGGATGCTTTGTCTGCAGAAAAAAGAAATGAGTTCCAAACTAAGGTTGAGAGAAATATGATATCTCGTCCTTTGTTTGATAAAATACAAGATGAGTTCGGTATTAACCTTTTTGAGGTAGATCCAGAAGAGCTTCCAGAAACTGATACGGAACTTGAACTTTACATGCAAATGAACTACAAGCCTGCTATAGAGATAGCAAGCGAAGTAGCAATAAACACTCTTTTGGATGAGAATCATTATTCAGACATCAGGAAAAGAGTTGATTACGACATAACAACATTAGGCTTAGGGATGTGTAAGCACACTTTCCAAGATGGCGATGGAGTACGTGTTGAGTACGTTGACCCGGCACATGTGGTATATAGCTACACAGAGGATCCGTATTTCAAAGATTGCTTTTACTGGGGAGAGATAAAAACTATTCCTATAACAGAGGTTTTAAAAATAAACCCTGATCTTACTCCGGCAGACCTTGAGGAGATATCAAAATACAGCCAGTCATGGTATGACTACTATAATGTAGCTGCTATGTATGAGAATAGCATGTTCGCCAGGGACACCTGCACACTGTTATACTTTAACTACAAGACCACTAATAGCTTTGTATACAAAAAGAAAAAGCTAAGTGACGGCAGTTTTAAAACTGTAGAGAAAGATGATCAGTTTAATCCACCAGAAGAAATGATGGAGGAGGGCAACTTCGAGAGAGTAGAAAAAAGAATTGATGTTTGGTATGAGGGGGTAATGGTTATGGGGACCAACATTATCCTAAAATGGGATATGATGAAGAACATGGTTCGCCCTAATTCAGCCAACCAATATGCACTGCCTAACTACGTGGCTTGCGCACCAAGAATGTACAAAGGGGTTGTTGAGTCTCTGGTTAGACGAATGATCCCATTTGCGGATTTGATACAGATCACACATTTGAAACTTCAGCAAGTTGTTTCGCGTGTTGTGCCGGATGGTGTATTTATAGATGCTGACGGACTAAATGAGGTTGACCTTGGGACAGGGAATGCTTACAATCCTGAGGATGCGCTAAGGCTATACTTCCAGACAGGTAGTGTGGTCGGTCGCAGTTATACTCAAGATGGTGACTTTAATAATGCAAGAGTTCCTATTAGTCAGTTAACGTCCAATAGCGGGGCCTCTAAGATGACCATGCTAATAAACAACTATAATCATTACCTTAATATGATTAGAGCTGTAACGGGCTTGAATGAAGCACGAGACGGGTCAACACCTGATCCTAATTCATTGGTTGGTGTTCAAAAGCTTGCTGCATTAAATTCAAACACAGCAACAAGGCATATCCTTCAAGGAAGTTTATTTATAACCAAAACATTGGCTGAAGCTCTTGCTTTGAGATGTGCCGATGTATTAGAATACGCAGATTTCAGAGATGAGTTTGCTATGCAGATTGGCAAGTACAACTTAAAAATGTTAGAGGATATAAAAAATCTCTACTTGCATGACTTTGGGATATTTATAGAGATGTCTCCTGATGAAGAGCAAAAGGCAATGCTTGAGCAGAACATACAGATGGCATTGTCTAAGCAGGACATTAGCCTTGAGGATGCTATCGACATTAGAGAGATAAAAAATATTAAGGTTGCCAATCAGTTGCTTAAGGTAAAGAGAAAGCAGCAGATGCAGAAGCAGCAGCAACAGGAAATGCAGAAGCAGCAGATGACCGCTCAAATGCAGATGCAATCTCAGCAGATGGCGGCAGCCACAGCAATGAAGAAGATTGAAATGGAAACTCAATCTAAAATACAAATCGCTCAAGCTGAGGCAAGCTTCGATGTTAAGAAAAAACAAAGTGAAGCTGCATTGAAACAGCAACTGATGGGGCTTGAGTTCCAATACAACATGCAGCTACATGGTATGCAACAGGCTCAAATGGACGAGCGAGAATTAATGCGCGAAGAGGGCAAGAAAGAAAGGATAAGCATGGCTAATACGCAACAGTCTAAAATGATTGAGCAACGTAAACGCAATCTACCTGCATTTGATTTTGAGTCTAAGGAAGATAGTCTTGATGGGTTTGACTTTGCAGAATTTGAGCCTCGATAGATAGAAAATATATTACTTAACTTTGCGTAAAATTTAATTAAATGGAAAATCAGAAATTCACAGTAAAAGTGGTGGAGGGAGTAGAGGAGAAATCTACTCAGGAGATAGAGCAGCAGCTCTTGGATAAGCACGCAGCCGAACAGGGTGATGTTGTGCAGGAGGAGGTTGCTAAGGTGGAGGAGCCTGTATCGCAGCCTACTGAAGAGATTCAGGAGGTTGAGAGAGAAATAGGAGATACCGATGTTCTTGATTATATCAAGAGTCGGTATGACAAAGACATCAGTTCGGTGGATGAATTGTTTGCTCAAAGAGAGGCGAACGAGGACTTGCCAGAAGATGTATCAGCGTTCTTTAAATATAAAAAGGAAACTGGCAGGGGAATCGAAGACTTTGTAAAGCTACAGAAGAACTACGATGACCTTGATGAAGATATTTTGTTAACCAGCTATTATACTTCGACAGAGGAGGGGTTGGACAAAGATGATATTCGTGACCTCATGGAGGACAAGTTTGGATTCGATGAAGACTTCGACGATGAGAAAGAGGTTAAGAAGCGGAAGTTGGCAAAAAAAAGAGAGCTTACTAAAGCGAAAAAGTTCTTTAAGGAGCAACAAGAACAATATAGGATCCCTCTTGAGTCAAGTGGGGATGCTCGTTCTGCGGAGCAACAAGAGGAATTTGATCGTTATAGAAGTTTTATGGAGGAATCCAAAACTCAGGAGGAGGCGAATAAAAAGCGGTACGACTGGTTCATTCAAAAAACACAGGATGTGTTTGGGCAGGACTTCAAAGGTTTTGAGGTATCTGTGAATGATCGTAGTTATACTTATAAGCCGGGCGATGCTGCTGAGCTTCGGAATAAACAGTCTGACATCAGTAATTTCATTAATGGATTTATGGATTCAGAGACTGGCATGATGAAGGATGCAGCCGGGTATCATAGAGCAATATCTATTGCAATGAACCCCGAAAAGTTCGCGCAGTTTTTTTATGAGCAAGGCAAGGCGGAGGCCATTGATAATGTTACTAAGAAATCTAAAAACATTGATATGGTTCGAAGTGCACCTCAGTCGCTAAACAAAAACGGATTGACTATTCGTCCTGTAGGTGACACAAGCAGTGGAAGAGGACTTCGCATTAAGAGTGCAAAACGATTGTAAATTTTAAAAATTAGAAACTATGGCAGTAAATGCAACCCCAGGGTTTAACCTAATACCTTCGGCAGAACGGGTAACTCTGGAATCAAACTACATTACCAATTTCGACTTTTTGAATCAGTATCTACCTGATACTTATGAAAAAGAGTTTGAGAGATATGGTAATAGATCAATCTCATCATTCCTACGAATGGTGGGTGCCGAAATGCCTACTAACTCTGACATGATCAAATGGGCAGAGCAAGGTAGACTACACATTAAGTATGTTGACTGTACGTCTGCAGCAGCGGCTGGAACAGATGCTGGCGCAATATGGACGGTTAATGATAACTTAACTCCAGCTATCCCAGGTGGTACTACTACTGCGGGACAAGGTGGAATCGCTATCCGTGTAGGTCAGACAGTAATGATCTCTGATAACACACCTGGCTCAAACTTGAGCAACAAGGCTGTTGTTACTGCAGTAGATTACGCAGCAGGAACATTCACTGTTTCTTACTACGAAGCTGCTGGTCAAGCTGTAGCCGCGGCAGTTTCTTGTACTGTTTGGATTTACGGATCTGAATTTAAGAAAGGAACTGAAGGAATGGCTAACTCTTTAGAGTCTGATGACTTCATCTTTGACAACAAGCCTATCATCATCAAGGACAAGTACTCTGTATCTGGATCTGACATGGCTCAAATTGGATGGATTGAAATCACATCTGAGGACGGAGCTAACGGATACCTATGGTACCTAAAGTCTGAGCACGATACTCGTCTACGCTTTGAGGATTACATGGAAACTGCTCTTGTAGAGGCTGTTCCTGCTGAAAATGCGTCTGGTGCTGCAATTTACTTCGGTAACGCTGCTGGTACTGACGGACAGGGTGGTACTGAAGGAGTATTCTATGTTGTCGGTCAGCGAGGTAATGTTTACGGTGGTGGTAACCCAACCGCTTTGGCAGACTTTGATGCAATCATTCAAAGACTTGACAAGCAAGGTGCTATCGAAGAAAACGTTATCTTCTTGAATCGTCAATTTGGATTTGACATGGACGATATGTTGGCCGCTCAAAACTCTTACGGAGCTGGTGGTACTTCTTATGGTCTATTCGACAATGACGAGGAGATGGCATTAAACCTCGGATTCTCAGGATTCCGCAGAGGTTATGACTTCTACAAAACTGATTGGAAATACTTGAACGATCCTACTATGAGAGGTGGTCTTACAGGTGGAGCTATCAACGGACTTTTAGTTCCTGCAGGTTCTACAACTGTATACGATCAAATCTTAGGTAAGAACGCCAAGCGTCCATTCTTACACGTAAGATATCGCGCTTCCGAAACTGAAGATAGAAGATATAAAACTTGGATCACTGGTTCTGCTGGTGGAGCAAGAACTTCTTCTTTAGACGCGATGGAGGTTCACTTCTTGACTGAGAGAACTGTATGTACTTTAGGTGCAAACAACTTCTTCTTATTCCAAGATGCGTAACCATTAATTACGGGGAGGGGCAACCCTCCCCTTTTTAAAAATTTTAATTTTAATCTAATGAAAACAAAAAAAGTATACACTGACAAAGTGTACCGACTAAAAAGAGATGCAGCACCTTTAACATATATGCTTTCTTCTCATCACACCCGCAGATCACCTTTATTATACTTTGATGAAGAAACGGGTGAAAACAGACAACTCCGCTACGCTCGAAACCAAAAGTCACCCTTTGTGGAGGAGCAGGATGGCAATGCCATCTTAGAGCCAATCATCTTTGAAGACGGGTTGTTGCGTGTTCCTAAAAACAATCAGGTTCTTCAGGAGTTTCTTTACTACCATCCTTCAAGAGACTATGTGTTTGAAGAGGTGGACAGCGAAAAAGATGCTGCGACAGAGTACTCAATAATGGAGTCAAAGCTTAACGCACAGATTGCAGCCAAAGAGCTTTCAATGGACAGGCTTATTGCTGTTTCTCGAATCCTTATTGGGCCTACCGCAAACAAGATGTCTACGGCTGAGCTTAAAAGGGATGTATTAGTATTTGCTATGCGAGAGCCAGAAACCTTTATGGAGGTTATCAATGATCCGGAGCTTGGGTTTCAGGACGAGGTAAGACAATTCTTTGAGGAGCGACTTCTAACGATGCGCAACAAGAACAAGGATGTGTACTACAACATCCCTGGTAACAAAAAGAAAATGCTTACTGTACCATTCGGAGAAGATCCCTTCCACGTAGTGTCATCCTTCCTAAAAAGCGATGATGGTGTAGAGGTTTACAAGGGTCTTACGAAGCTTCTGGAGGGTGGTAAATAATCATTACTTTTGTACTGTATTTTTTAACCGCATAAATTTTTTATCATGCAAAAGTTTTTATCTATTCCTATCACAGCGACAGGAGAAACGTCACAGTTAGTTGCTATTGGTGGCATTGTTTTAATTGAGCAGGCAAGTACTACTACTGTTACTATTACTTATGGAAATGCAGCAGCACAAGATGTTGTTACAATAACTCACACGGCTATGGCCGCAAATGACGTCAGTGTTAGAGATCTTATTCAGGACTCTGTAATTGCAGCACTTCAGACTTCTTGGGTTAAGCCAAAGTATGAAGTAAGTCTTTCCGGCTTGGTTTCGGCAGCATCAGGTGCGGTAGTTGTTAGCGGAATTGCTATTGCTTAATAACTGTTAGCAATCATTAACTAAAGGGGCCAAGGCGCCCCTTTTTTTTATGTATATTTGTACTGTATTTTAAAACTCACAACTTGATATGAAGAAGTTTTTGAAGATTCCTGTATATAGTGGAGGGTCATTTGTAAGGAATGAACAAATTTCATTAGATGGCATTGCGGGTATGGGGCCGACTCAATTTCCTACCACTATACCTATATACTATAATAATGGCGTTAGCATTCTTCTTGGTCCCGGAAGAGGTTCAAGCTTTGCTCCCGGTGATTTTGAGATTTTGCAGAAAACTGTTATAAAAGCTATTCAATCGAATTGGAAGGAAGTTTTATTTGATTTACCTCCTCTTTCACGTAATGTAGAGGAAGTTACTGTTAGTATATAAAAGGTATAAAAAATGCAAAAGTTTTTAGTTATACAACAATCCCCGAATCCGGATGTTTACTTTTCGGCGAATCCTGTAAAGGTATCACTTGATACTTCTACAACCAACCATTCTATTATTCTAACCTATGATGAAGGAATGCAATTAAGGCTGCAATGTGTATTTGAAGGTAATGATTTTACACAGAATCATGTTGATGTAATAAATGCATCTATAGCTCAATGTTGGACACAAGCTTTTACTGATAGCACTATTGACATAACGGATGATATTCCTTTAACAGGGATAGCTGTTA